CAGCCGGATGGCATGGAGCGGGCGGGCGGAGATGTCACGCGCGATGTGGGGGGGAGGTGGGCCGTGACCGAGAACGATCGTGAGGGTTTTACGCGGCGTTCTTATGGTCGCATCGCTTACGGAACGGCTTGAGATGGTAGTTAGCTGCAGTGGGCAAGTTTCCACACGAACGTAACGGCGCCAGCTAAAGCCGCCACGAACCACAGGCAGCCCCACCATGGGACCGGTTGCGAAAATCGATCCCCGAGTGGATCACGCTCCTCCCAATACGCCTCAGCAGTCGCCACCAGCTCTTTAAGGCTGGCATCATCGGAAGCAGGCTCACCGACAGCTTCCAGGAATCTTTTGAGAAGTTCCCGTAATCCACTGACATCCACAGCATGGGCTATCGGCGTGATGATCACCCGTCTCCCATCCGCCTCGATTGCGAATTTCTCTCCGGAGGAGCCAAAAGCGCGTGCATAAACGCCGTGGCGAACATCCTCCGCATCGAGACATCTTTCGGCCATTTTGATCGACGGAAACATTAGCAACGCTTCATCTGTTTCGACGAAAATGGGCATCATCGTCGCAACGTGCCATCGTTGGCGAGTGTGCGCTAGTGGCGTGAGTTGCCACCCCCGCCACCCCGCGAAATTCGTGGCATCGCACTGGGATGTCATCGCCAGGAAATCGCCCCTCGAGGGTGATGCCAGCCTCGCTGGTAAGACGGGAGTAGCTCACGAGATTGAGAACCAAATAGGCACAAAACGCTTGACAGCGCGGCGCTGTTTGGGTACATAACGGGAACGCTGACGAATTGCGACTCCGGGCCGGCGGGCGGCTTTCCGGTGGCGCGCGTCGGCGGGGAGACGGGCCGGTGCGCGCGGACGGGAGTCACGCTGCGCCCGGCCCGTCTCCGTTTGCGGGTTCGGGCGGGAGAAGCGGAGATGGGCACGGACGGAGACAGCGCACCGGCGCAGGCCGGCGCGAAGGGGAACGGCGGCTTTCCGCGCTGGTCCGAGGCGGGGCGCGAGGCGTTTCTCGATTGCCTCGCCGCGACGTGCAACGTGGCGGCATCGGCGGTCGCGGGCGGGGTGAGCGAACGGACCGTCCACAAATGGCGGCGCAAGGACGTGGCCTTCGCGCAGGCGTGGGGCGAGGCGCTGGCGCTCGGCTATGAGATGCTGGAGACGCGGCTGGTCGGCCATGCGCTCGGCGGGGAACAGAGCGGCACGATCGCCGGCGGCGAGGCGATGCCGCCGGTGTCGGTCGAAATGGCGTTCAAGCTGCTCAGCCGCCACCGCGACGCACCGGGCAAGCCGCGCCGCGCCACCGGCTTTCCGCGCCGCTATGCCGACAAGGACGACAGCGACCGCGTGATCCTCGCCCGGCTCGCGCAGATCGAGGCGCGGCGCGCGAAGATGACGGCGACGGGCGGCGCGAAGTGAGCGGCGGCGGAAAGGTCGACCCCACGCATGAGATCATCGACCGGCTGCTCGCGCTGCCGCCGCGCGAGCGGCGATCGGCGCTGCTGGCGATGACGCCGGCGCAGCGGCGCGAGTTCCGCGATCGCTGGGCGGCGTGGGCGCATGACGGGCAATATGCGCCGCCGGGCGACTGGCGCGTGTGGCTGATCCGCGCCGGGCGCGGCTTCGGCAAGACGCGCGCCGGGGCGGAATGGGTGGGCGCGCTGGCGCGGGCGACGCCGGAGGCGCGGATCGCGCTGGTCGGCGCGACGCCCGACGACGTGCGCAAGGTGATGGTCGAGGGGCCGAGCGGCCTCATCGCGCTGGCGCATGAGGGCGAGCCGCTGGAATGGCAGGTGACGGCAGGCGTGCTGCGCTGGCCAAACGGGGCGAGCGCGACCGTCTATGCCGCGACGGTGCCGGAGAAACTGCGCGGGCCGGAGCATCATCTCGCGTGGTGCGACGAGCTGGGCAAATGGGGGCGCGGCGGCGAGGCGACGTGGGACAACCTCATGCTGACGATGCGGCTGGGCGAGCGGCCGCGCGTGCTGGTGACGACCACGCCGCGCCCGACGCGGCTGATGCGGCGCGTGATGGCGCTGCCCGGCGTGGTCGAGACGCGCGGGGCGACGGCGGACAATCCGCACCTGCCCGAAAGCTTCGTGGCGGCGATGGCGGAGAGCTATGGCGGGACGATGCTCGGGCGGCAGGAGCTGGAGGGCGAGCTGATCGACGAGGTGGCGGGCGCCTTGTGGACGCGTGGGCTGATCGAGGCGCGGCGCGTGGCGCTGGTGCCAGACGCGGTGCGCGTCGTGGTGGGGGTCGATCCGCCGGCGGGCACGGAGGGCGACGCCTGCGGCATCGTCGCGGTGGCGCTGGGCGCGGACGGGCGCGGCTATGTGCTGGAGGACGCCAGCGTTTCGGGCGCGACGCCGGAACGCTGGGCGCGGGCGGTCGCCGCCTGCGCCGGGCGGCGCGGGGCGGATCGCGTAGTGGCCGAGAAGAACCAGGGCGGCGAGATGGTGCGCTCCACCCTGCTCGCCGCCGATGCGGTGCTGCCGGTGCGGCTGGTCCACGCCAGCCGGGGCAAGGCCGCGCGGGCCGAGCCGGTCGCCGCGCTCTACGAGGCGGGGAAGGTATGGCACGCGGGGGCGTTCCCGGCGCTGGAGGACGAATTGTGCGGGCTGTCGGCCGGGGGCGGTTACGAGGGGCCGGGGCGCTCGCCGGATCGCGCGGATGCGCTGGTGTGGGCGCTGACCGAGCTGATGCTCGGGCGGCGCGACGCGGCAGCGGTGCGCGAGCTTTGACGCATTGACGCCACCCGGCCTTCGCCGGGCGGAACGGATTGGCGGGAGATTGAGATGAAATTGTTCGGCTGGAAGGGCACCCATCAAAGTAATACTTTGATGGGACCCAACGCCGGGCGCGAAGGGTCGCGTCCGGCCCTGTCGCGCGCGGGCACGTATTTCGACGAGGCGGGGCGCTGGCCGCAGGGCTACGAGGCGCAGGTGCGCGCGGGCTATTGCTCCAACGCGATCGCGCAGCGCGCCGTGAAGCTGGTGGCGGAGAGCGTCGGCGGAGCGCCGCTCGACGGTTCGCCGGAGCTGGCGGCGCTCGTCACCGCGCGGGTGGCGGGGGAGCGGCTCGCCGGAGTGATCGCGGCGCAACTGCTGCTCCACGGCAATGCCTTCGTGCAGGTGCTGCGCGACGCGGACGGCGGGGTGGCGGAGCTTTATCCGCTGCGCCCCGAACGGATTGCCGTGGAGCTGGACGCTGGCGGATGGCCAGCGGGCTACGCCTATCGCGTCGGCGGGCGGGTGACGCGGCTGACCGACGAGGAGGTGATCCATGTCCGCGGCTTCAATCCGGTGGACGACCATTACGGGCTTGGCTGCCTCGGCGCTGCTTCGGGAGCGATCGCGATCCACAATGCGGCGGCGGCGTGGAACAAGGCGCTGCTCGACAATGCGGCGCGGCCGTCGGGCGCGCTGGTCTATGACCCCGGCGACGGATCGGCGATGTCGGCGGAGCAGTTCCGCCGGCTGAAGGAGGAGATGGAGGCGGGCTTCGCCGGCGCGGGCAATGCCGGGCGACCGATGCTGCTGGAGGGCGGGCTGAAGTGGCAGGCGCTGAGCCTGTCGCCCGCCGACATGGATTTCGTCGGGCTGAAGGCGGCGGCGGCGCGCGAGATCGCGATGGCCTTCGGCGTGCCGCCGATGTTGCTCGGGCTGCCGGGCGACGCGACCTACGCCAATTACAAGGAGGCCAACCGCGCCTTGTGGCGGCTCGCCGTGCTGCCGATGGCGGACGCGGTGCTGGGCGCGCTGGTCGCCGGGCTGGCGCGATGGTTCCCGGAGGGGCGGCTGGAGATCGACCTCGATCGCGTGCCGGCGCTGGTCGAGGATCGCGAGCGGCTGTGGCGGATGGTCTCGGCGGCGGACTTCATCACCGACGAGGAGAAGCGCCAGATGGTCGGGTGGTCGCAATGAGCGCGGGCATCCTGGCGCAACTGATCGCGCAGGGGTCGGCGGGCGGCGCGGACCTCGCGACGCTGCGCGCGATCGCGGAGGAGGCGGGGGAACTGGGCGCGACGCGGGCGCTGACCCGGCTCGGCCTCGCCGACGACGAGGCGACGCGCGACGTGGCGGAACTGCGCGCGCTGCTGACGGCGTGGCGCGACGCCAAGCGCAGCGCGTGGAAGGCGCTGGCGGGATGGATCGCGGCGGCGCTGCTGGCGGCGCTCGCGGTGAAGCTGGGGTTCGGCCAGTGGGTACGGTGACGCGCATCCGGGGCCATGCCGCCGTCTATGACCGGGTGGACCGCGCGGGCGACGTGATCCGGCGCGGCGCGTTCGGCGCGCCCGGCGCGGTGCCGCTGCTGATGCAGCATCGCGGGGAGCCGGTCGGCACGATCGAGGCGATCGGCGAGGACGCGCGCGGGCTGTGGATCGCGGCGCGGGTGGACGACGCGGAGGCGGCGCGGCTGGTGCGCTGCGGCGCGCTGCCCGGCCTGTCGGTGGGATATCGCCCGGTGGGCACGCGGCAGGGGGCGTGGCGCGAGATCCTCGCCGCCGAGCTGGTCGAGGTGAGCCTCGTCGCCCAGCCGGCGCAGGCGCTCGCGCGGGTGGAGACGATTTCGGACGATTGAGATCGGGGACGGTCCCCGATCCGTTCACCGGGCGCGTTCGCGCGGCCGGAATGTGGAGGTGTGCATGGGTGAGATGGTGATGGCGCGGCCGGTGCTGGAAGGTGCGGCGGCGAAGGTGGGGAGCCGCGCGTTCGCCGGCTATGTCCGCAGCGGCGCGACGCTGGAGATGAAGGCGTTCAGCGGCGTTTCGGGCGACAGCGGCGGCTATGCCGTGCCGAAGGAGATCGACGCGGTGATCGACGCGACGCTGAAGTCGATCTCGCCGATCCGCGCGGTGGCGAATGTGGTCGCGGTCGGGTCGGCGGGCTATCGCAAGCTGGTCACGACCGGCGGCACGCCCTCCGGCTGGGCGGCGGAGAATGGCGCGCGGAGCGAGACGGCGACGCCGGCCTTCGTGGAGATCGCGCCGCCGATGGGCGAGCTTTACGCCAATCCTTCCGCCACGCAGGCGATGCTGGACGACGCGCTGTTCGATGTCGAGGAATGGCTGGCCGGGGAGATTGCGGCGGAGTTCGCCAAGGCGGAAGGCGCGGCCTTCGTCAACGGCAACGGGACCAACCGGCCGAAGGGATTCCTCCAGTCCCCCACTGCCGCGACGGCGGATGCGGCGCGCCCGTTCGGCACGCTGCAATATGTGCCGGCCGGCGCGGCGGGCGATTTCTCCGCCAATCCGCAGGAGCGGCTGATCGACCTGGTGCAGAGCCTGCGCGCGCCGTACCGGCAGGGCGCGTCGTTCGTGATGAATGCCGCCACGCTGGCGCGCATCCGCAAGTTCAAGACCAGCGACGGCGCGTTCATCTGGCAGCCGGGGCTGGCGGAGGGCCAGCCGGCGACCTTGCTCGGCTATCCGGTGATCGAGGCGGAGGACATGCCGGACATCGCCGCCAACTCGCTGTCGATCGCGTTCGGCAATTTCCGCGCCGGCTATGTCATCGCCGAGCGCAGCGAGACCGCGATCCTGCGCGATCCATACAGCAACAAGCCGTTCGTCAGCTTCTATGCGACGAAGCGCGTCGGCGGCTGCGTCTCGAACAGCGAGGCGATCAAGCTGATGAAGTTCGCCGCGAACTGATTGCCTGACCGGCCCGCGTCGCGTCCGCGCGCGGGCCGCTTTCCGGAATAGAAGGAGCAAGGCGAAATGGCCGATCAATTCGCGAACAGCGCCGATGCGGTATCGGCGCCGGCGACGCGCGCGGCGGCGGTGTCGCCGCACGACGTGAACGCGCTCGCCGATATCCCCAAGGCGCTCTACGTCGGCACGGGCGGCACGATCGTGATGCGCGGCGCTTCCGGCGTGGGCGACCAGACATGGAAGAACGTGCCCAACGGCGCGATCCTGCCGTTCCGCGCCGCCTATGTGCGCGCGACCGGCACCACGGCGAGCGACATTCTCGCGCTCTATTGAGAATCAGTCTGGAAAATGCGCGGACGGCGCATTTTCCGGCGGCACCGGCCCGCTCCCCCACCCGGCCTCCCATCAAGGATACTTTCGTGGGAGGCCGGGTGGGGGAGCGGGCCGGTGCCGCCTGCGCATCGAAGATGTGCCGCCAAAATGCCGGAGACACATATGACGACGAAAAGAACGACCGGCGCGGCGCGCCGGCGCGGCCGATGAGCGCCGCCCCGATTCCCGCCGCCGCGGTTCAGGCGGCGGTGGCGGCGGCGCGGGATTTCCTGCGCGCTTCCGGCGAGGGGGAGCAGGCGCTGCTGGAGCAACTCGCCGCGAGCGCGCTGCTGCTCGGCGAGGCGTTCACCGGCACCTTGCTGATCCGCCGCACGGTGGAAGACGTGGCGCCGGTATCGGCCGAATGGCGGATGCTGGCGGAAGCGCCGGTGAGCGCGATCGCCGGGATCACCGGCCTGCCGGCGGAGGGCGCGCCCTTCGTGCTGCCGGCCGATGGCTATGCGATCGATATCGACAGCGGCGGGCGCGGCTGGGTGCGGGTGACGCAGCCGGGCGGCGCGGGGCGGGTGGCGGTGAGCTACACCGCCGGGCTGGCGGCGGACTGGGCGGGCCTGCCCGCGCCGCTGGCGCAGGGCGTGGTCGCGCTGATCGCACATCTGTTCGAGGATCGCGGGCGGACGGGCCAGCCGCCGGCGGCGGTGGCGGCGCTGTGGCGGCCGTATCGCCGGCTGCGCCTGTCGGCGGAGCGGCGGGCATGACGCGCGGGGAGGAGATCGCCGCGCGGATCGGGGCGGCGCGCGCCTCGGCGGTCGCGGGGCGGCTGGCGGAGGCGGTGCGCGCGGCGTTGCCCGATGCGCGGGTGTCGCGCGACGGCGACGCGGTGACGATCACCGCGCGCGGCGCGTTCTCGCGGCTGCGCTGGCCGGGAGGGCTGGTGCGATGAGCGGGCATGAAGCGGTGCAGGCGGCCGCGGTCGCGGCGTTGTGCGCTGCGCTGGGCGAGGCGGCGGTGTTCGATGCGCCGCCGGTGCGCTCGGCGCTGCCGCATGTCGTGGTCGAGCCGCCGCTGCTGGTCGACTGGAGCGCGAAGGACTGGCGCGGGCGCGAGGGGCGGCTGACCGTCTCCGCGACCGATCGCGGCGAGCGGCCGGCGCGGCTGCGCGACATGGCGGGCGCGATCGAGGATGCGGTGGAGGGGATGCCGGCCGACCTGGGCGAGGGCTGGCGGCTCGTCTCGGCGCGGCTGACGCGCAGCCGCATCGCGCGGGCGGGCAACGATCGCTGGGTGGCGACGAGCGAGTTCGTCGTGCGGATCTATCGGGAGAATTGACGATGGCGGTGGAGAAAGGAAGTGCGTTCCTGCTCAAGGTGGGCGACGGCGGCAGCCCCGTGGCGTGGCAGACGGTCGCGGGGATGCGCACGACGCAGATGAGCGTCAGCGGCGAGGCGGTGGCGATCACCAGCAAGGATTCCGGCGGGTGGCGCGAATTGCTGTCCGGCGCTGGGGTGAGGAGCGTCAGCGTCTCGGCGGCCGGCGTGTTCACCGGATCGGCGGCGGAGGCGCGGGTGAAGGCCAATGCGCTGGCCGGCGTGATCGACGACTATCGGCTGACCTTCGAGGGCGGCGAGACGATGACCGGGCGGTTCCTCGTCACCAAGCTGGAATATGCCGGGGATTTCAACGGCGAGCGTTCGTACACGCTGGCGTTGGAGAGCTCCGGCGCGGTGGTGGCGGCATGAGCGCGAATCCGGCGCGCGGCGAGGCGGCGATCCGCGTCGCGGGAGAGGCGCTGGTGCTTCGGCCGACATTCGCGGCGCTGGTGGCGGCGGAGCAGGAGCTGGGGCCGCTGTTCGCGTTGGTCGAGCGGGCGGCGTCGGGCGGGCTGGCGCTGGGCGAGATGGTGGCGCTGTTCTGGCACTGCCTGCGCGACCGGCCGGAAGGGCTGACCCGCGACGCGCTGGGCGAGGCGGTCGCGGCCGGCGGCCTGGCTGCCGCGACGCCCGCGCTGAAGGTGCTGCTCGGGCAGATTCTCGGCGGGCGATGAATTTCGCGGAGAGCGCCGCCCGGCTTGCCGGGCTGGCGGGGGTGGCGTTCGGCTGGTCGCCGGACGCCTTCTGGCGCGCGACCCCGGCGGAACTGGGTGCGCTGGTGCGCGCGGCGGCGGGTGAGGGCGCGGATGGCGCGCCGCCCGATGCGGCGGCGATCGCGCGATTGAGGGAGATGTTCCCCGATGGATGAGGAAATCGAACGGCTGGTGGTCAGCGTCCGCGCCGACACCACCGGCTTTGCGCGCGACGTGGGCGCGATGCGCGGCGAGCTGGAAGGCCCGCTGGCGAACGGGGCGGACCGCGCGGGGCGAGCGATCGAGAACACGTTGCTGCGCGCGGTGCGCGCCGGCAAGCTGGGCTTCGAGGATCTGAAGAAGGTCGCGCTCTCGGTGATGGCGGAGATCGCGGCCTCGGCGCTGCGGGCGGGGATCGAGCGGATCACCGGCGGCGGGCTGGACCTCGCCGGCGGGATCGCGGGCATCCTCGGTTTGCCGGGGCGGGCGACCGGCGGGCCGGTGTCGCCGTCGCGCGCCTATTGGGTCGGCGAGCGCGGGCCGGAACTGTTCGTGCCGACCGCGAGCGGCTCGATCGCGTCGGTGGCGGCGGGCGGCGGGCGCGACGTGCGGGTGGCGATCACGATCAACGCCGCCGGCGATGCCGCGCCGGGCGCGCTCGCGAAGTCGGGCCGGCAGGTGGCGCGCGCGGTGCGTGCCGCCCTTGAGGGGGCGAGCGACTGATGGGGCATTGGCTGTGCGCCGAGCGGCGGCATCAGGCAGCGGGGACGATCTCGCGCTTCGACCCGCGTTTCTGGACGGTGAACTTTCCGCGCCCGATGATGGCGGCGGTGACGACCACCGCGCCGGATGCGCTGCGGGTGGATTGCGCTTTCTATCGCCAGGACGATCTCGCCGGGCTGATCTGGGAGGCGGAGGATCGCCACGATCACCCGCTGCTGAAATATGAGACGGCGCGCGATTTCCGCGACTGCCGGCTGTCGTTCCGCTGGCGATCGGGCGGGGTGCGTGCGCTGGATGCGGTCAACGGCCCGGTGCTGACGATCGAGGGGCGCGACGCCGCCGGCAATGCGCGCTCGTGGTATGTGCGGTTGTGGAATTACGCGACCGGCTCGCCCGAGGATGCGCTGGTCTCGATCGACTTCGCCAGCGTCAGCGGCGGCTGGTCGCTGCCGGGGGAGGCGGACCCGGTGTGGGCGGGGGACATCGACCGGCTGTTCGTCTCGCTGGTGCCGCCGGGTTACAGCGCGACCGACGCGCCGCTCGCCGCGCCCGGCGAGGGCTGGGCGGAGCTGAGCGCGATCCGCTGCGACGGGCCGGGCGCGGTGATCGCGATCGGCGAGGCGATCGTGCCGGAACATGGCGTCGGCATCGCGGGCGGTTATGACGACAGCTATAACCTGACGCCCGCGCGGCTGCTGCGCAACGCGCTGCATCTCGGCTATCGCGGGCGGATCGTCCATTATGTCGGGATGAGCCATTATTTCCGGCTCGATGGCGGGAAGGTGAGCCTTGGCGGCGGGGCGCTCAATGCTCCTTGTGTGGCGTGGCATCGCGATTTCGCGGGGCGGGCGCGGGAGCTTGGCTACGATATAATCTGGTCACTGAGCTACGAACTGCTCGACGCGCATTGCCCGGAGGAGTGGAAGCAGCGCGCGGCGGACGGCGCGCCGGCGCTGACCGGCTGGTCACCGCCCTCCACCCTGCTCTCGCCGACGCATGAAGGGGCGATGGCGTATCTTCAGGCCGTGGCGAAGGCGTTCGTGGCGATCGGGGTCGCGGCGGGGTTGCCGGCGAGGTTCCAGGTCGGCGAGCCGTGGTGGTGGATCATGCCGGACGGGCGGCCGTGCCTCTATGACGCGAGCGCCGTCGCGGCCTTCGCGCCCGCGCCGATCGCCTCGATCAAGGGCGGCAAGAGCGCGCTGGAGATCGCGACGCTCGATGCGGCGGGGGCGGCGCTGGCGGCCTCGACGGCGGCGCTGTGTGCGGCGGTGCGCGAGGTGGCGGCGTGCGAGACGTATCTGCTCGCCTATCTGCCGACGGTGCTCGATGCGGGAGCGCCGGAGGCGAAGCGCACGAACCTGCCGGTCGGCTGGGCCTTTCCCGCGTTCGATGTGCTCCAGCTCGAGGATTATGACTGGGTGACGGCGGGCGACACCGCTTCCTCGCGCGATGGGGCGCGGGCGGCGGGGGAGCGGCTCGGCTATCCGGTCGGGCGGCAGGAATATCTCGCCGGCTTCGTGCTGAACGGGGAGGATTCCGCGCAATGGCGGCTGATCGACGCGGCGGCGGATACCGCGCGGCGGCGGGGCGTGCGCCGCGCTTACTTCTGGGCCTTGCCGCAGGTGATGCGCGACGGGCTGGTGCACTGGGATGAGGAGGAAGACGTGACCGCGTTCGACGACGTGCTGTTCCCGCTCGCGCTGGGCCGCGAGGCGGAGGTGGCGCCCGAATTCTCCACCACGATCGTCACCAGCGCGGGCGGGCGCGAGACGCGCAACGTCGCATGGGAGGAGGCGCGCACCCGCTATGATGTCGGGCCGGGGGTGAGAAGCGAGGCGGATATCCGCGTTCTGCTCGATTTCTTCCGGGCGCGTAGCGGGCCGGCGCGAGGCTTCCGCCTGCGCGATCCGTTCGATGCGGAGGCGAGCGACGAGGCGATCGGGACGGGCGACGGCGTCGCCCGCCGCTTCGCGCTGGCGAAACATTATGGCGCGGCGACGCGGCGGATCACGCGGCCGGTGGCGGGGAGCGTTTCGGTGAAGCTGGACGGCGTGGCGACCGCCGCCTTCTCGCTGGAGGAGGGCGGGATGGTGGTGCTGGATAGCGCGCCGGAAGCGGGAGCGGCCGTCACCGCGTCGTTCGCGTTCGACGTGCCGGTGCGCTTTGGCGAGGACCGGCTGACCGTGACCCGCGCGACCTTCCTCGCCGGGGCCGCGCCATCCGTCCCGCTGGTCGAGATCAGGGAGGCGTGAGATGGACCGGGTGACGCATCTCGCGCTCTGCTGGCGCGTCGAGCGGCGCGACGGCGTGGCGATCGGGCTGACCGATCATGACCGTGATCTGGAACTGGGCGGCATGGTCTATCGCGCCGCGCCGGGGATGACGCCCTCCGCGATCGTGCGGAGCGAGGGGCTGGATCCCTCGACGATGGACGCGAAGGGCGCGCTGTCCAGCGCGGCGATCACCGAACGCGACCTGATCGCCGGCCGGTGGGACGGCGCGCGCGTCGCGATCTTCGCGACCGACCGGGCCGGGGGCGGCGAACCGATGGCGCTGGGCGAGGGGACGATCGGTGCGGTGGACCTCGCCGACAACGGCTTCACCGCCGAGCTGCGCGGCGCGGCGGCGGCGCTCGACCGGCCGGCGACGGAGGCGACATCGCCCGATTGCCGCGCCGAGCTGGGCGACCGGCGCTGCCGCGTGGCGATGGCGGGGCGGCGCCGGTTCGCGCGGGTCGTGGCGGCGGACGAGGAGGTGCTGACGCTCGATCGCGCGGAGCCTTCGTCCGATGGCTATGGCGGCGGGCTGCTGCGCTGGTTCGGCGGCGCGAACGGCGGGTTCGAGAGCGCGGTGACCGCCTCGTCGGGAACCACGGTGACGGTGCGCAGCCTGCCGCCGTTCGCGGTCGAGCCGGGCGCGTTGGTCGAGGTGATCGAAGGATGCGACAAGACCATCGCCACCTGCGCGGGCCGGTTCGGCAACGCGGCGAACTTCCGCGGCGAGCCGTATCTGCCGGGGATCGACCTGCTGACGCGCTATCCCGGCGGATGACGCGTGCGGAACGCGTCGTCGCGGCGGCGCGGGCGACGATCGGCGCGCGCTTCCGCCCACATGGCCGCGATCCGGCGCTGGGCATGGATTGCGTCGGCGTCGCGGCCTTCGCGCTGAAGGCGGGCGGTTATCGCGGACAGGTGCCGGCGGGGTACGTGCTGGCGGCGGGCGAGGCGGCGATCGCACCGGCGATGCTGCGCGGCCTCGTTCGGTGCGCCGGGGATGCGCCGGGCGATCTGCTGCTGTGCCGCGCGGGCAGCGGCCTGCATCTCGCGATCGTGACCGATGGCGGCTTCGTTCACGCCGATGCGGGACTGCGCCGGGTGGTCGAGCGGCCGGGCGTGCCGCCCTGGCCGGTGATCGCGGCGTGGCATATTCAAGGGGAAGACGATGGCGACTTTGGTGCTGACGGCGGTGGGCACGGCGATCGGCGGCCCGATCGGCGGGGCGATCGGGGCGATGATCGGGCAGACGGTCGATCAGAATGTGCTGTTCAAGCCGAAGGGGCGCGATGGCCCGCGCCTCACCGAGCTTTCGGTGCAGACGTCGAGCTACGGCACGCAGATCCCGAAACTGTTCGGCACGATGCGCGTCGCGGGATCGGTGATCTGGGCGACCGACCTGATCGAGCATCGCGCGCGTAGCGGCGGGGGCAAGGGGCGGCCGAGCGTCACCACCTACAGCTATACAGCGTCGTTCGCGGTGGCGCTGTCGGCGCGGCCGATCCTCGGCGTCGGGCGCATCTGGGCGGACGGCAAGCTGCTGCGCGGCGCGGCTGGCGACTGGAAGAGCGCGACGACCTTCCGGCTGCACAAGGGCGGCGAGGATCAGCCGCCCGATCCGCTGATCGCCAGCGCCGAGGGACTGGCCGCGACCCCGGCGCATCGCGGCATCGCTTATGCCGTGTTCGAGGATCTGGCGCTGGAAGATTTCGGCAACCGCATCCCCTCGCTTACTTTCGAGGTGACCGCCGATGCAGGGCCGGTCGCGACCGGCGCAGTGGCGGCCGTGGTCAGTGGCGGCATCGTGCGCGATGCGGGCGCGGCGGCGGCGCTCGACGGCTTCTCGGCCTATGGCGATACGACGCGGGCGGTGATCGAGACGCTGGGGCGGATCGGCGGCTGTCGCTTCGCGCCGGTCGGCGATGCGGTCGAGATGCGTGGCGCGGGGACGGGGCCGGTGCTGACGATCGAGGATGACGGTGTGAAGCGTGACCGCTCGATCCGCCCGATCGAGACGGTGCCGCAGGCCATTTCGGTCGCGCATTACGATCCGGCGCGCGACTATCAGACCGGGGTGCAGCGCGCGGCGCGGCCCGGCGCGGGGGAAAAGCGCGAGACGGTCGATGCGCCCGCCGCGTTGGGCGCGGGCGCGGCCAAGGCGATCGCCACCGCGATGCTCGCCCGTGCGGAGACCGAGCGGGTTGGGCGTCGGGTAAAGGGGGATGTGACCGCGCTGGTGGTCGGGCCGGGCGATCGGGTGGCGATCGCTGGCGAGACTGGGCGATGGCGCGTCGTCACCGCGACGCTGGAAGGGATGGCGACGACGCTGGAACTGGTCGCGGAGCGCGCCGCGATCCTGCCCACGGTGGCCTCGCCGGGCCGGTCGCTCGGTGCGCCCGATGCGGTGGCGGGGACGACGATCCTCCACGCCTTCGAGCTGCCGGCGCTCGACGAGGCGTTGCTCAGTGAGCCGCGCCTGCTGGTCGCGGCGGCGGGGACGGGCGCGGGATGGCGGCGTGCAGCGCTACGCTACAGCCTGGACGACGGGGCAAGCTGGACGGCGATCGGCGGGACGGCGTTACCGGCGACGCTCGGGACACTGGCAGATACTTTGTCGGCTGGGCCGATAACGTTGCTCGATCGGCACAACGAAATCATCGTCGATCTGGCGCATGACGGGATGGTGCTGTCCGACGCCGACGCCGGGGCGGTGGATCGCGGGGCGAACCTGGCGCTGGTCGGCGACGAACTGGTGCAATTCGCGGTGGCGGAGCAACTCGCTCCATGCCGTTGGCGGTTGCGCGACCTGTCGCGCGGCCGGCGCGGGACGGTCGCGGCGGCGCATGATGCCGGCGCGCGCTTCGTGCTGATCGAGCCGGAAACGGTGACGGCGGTATCGCTCGGCGCCTCGCCGGGGCAGGCGGTGCAGGTCGCGGCGGATGCGGTGGGCGATACGGCGGGGGTCGTAGCGATGCTGACAGGAGCGTCGATCCTGCCGCCCGCACCGGTTCGTCTGGAGGCGGTGGCGCAAGGTGACGGCGGCGTGCTGGTACGATGGCGGCGGCGCGGTCGCAGCGGCTGGCGGTGGCGCGATGGCGCCGACACGCCGCTCGGCGAGGAGCGCGAACAATATCGTGTGACAGTGATGCCTGTGGGGCTGTCGGCAAGAATCGCGGTCGTCGACACCGCTGCGTATTCCGTCTCCGCGGCCGAATGCGCTGCCGGCCCGATGACGGTGGAGGTGGCGCAGATCGGCACCAACGGCGCCTCGCCGGCCGCTGCGATCACTTTCTGACCTGGAGGACATAAATGAGCGACGAACGATCGCCGCGCCTTGCGCTGCCGCTGTTGCAGCCGGGGCAGGCGCAGAAGGAAACCGATCACAACGAAGCGCTCACGCTTCTCGATATCGCGGCGCAGGCAGCGGTGCTTGCGGTGGGACTGGATAACCCCCCGGTCGATCCCGCGCCGGGCGAATGCTGGATCGTCGGCACCGCGCCGACAGGGGCATGGAACGGCTATGCCGGCGCGTTGGCGGGCTGGACGGCGGGCGGCTGGCGTTTCGTCGCGCCGACGCCGGGGATGACCGCATGGAGTATCGCGGACGACATGTCGGCGCGCTACGAAGCCGGCACATGGTGGCTCGGCGAGATTCGCGCAGAGCGGGTGCTGATCGACGGCGTCCAGGTGCTGGGGCCTCGGGGAAGCGCCATTCCTGATCCGGGGGGCGGTGTCAGCGTGGACGCCGAGGCACGCGCCGCGATCAGCGCAATGTTGAACGCATTGCGCAGCCATGGACTAATTGAGTGA